ATATATATGCCGTAATCGGCGGAGTTGACCCCGCCGAAAACTAAGCTGTTAAAAATTGCTCCTGTTACTGCCATGCAAGACGCCTCCTGTTCGTTTCTTGTATGAGTATTCGTTTGACCTCGTCCGCAACGGCTTTCGGATCACCCGCTCCGTTTACGTTTATGACGATATTCGTTTCGCCCGTGTTCATGCTGTCGAGTTTGTCCCAAAACTTGTCGAGCGGAACTACCGCCTCAGGTCCAGCTTCACCAACACCGATAACCTGCGGACCGTCAAAGATACCGCCCGTCTTGTACCAGTCAATCGAGATCGACGGAACGGTCTTGTTTTTGATGCTGAATGATCCGCTGATTTTGAAATGCGGAAGTTTGATACCGCTCAGAAGATTTCCGACCTTGATCGGGAAATAGCTCTTCAATTTGTCAATGATCGCCTTGACCCTATCTCGTGCGGATGTAATCGGGCTTGTTATTGCACTCTTGATACCATTCCATACGCTTGATGCTGTGGCCTTTATGCTGTTCCAGGCGTTTGACAGTGAAGTCTTAAGCGTATTAACAGCATTCGTTATGCTTGTCTTGATCCCGTTCCATGTAGCTATCAGAGATGCTTTTATCTCGAGAGCTTTCGCTTTTATGGTGTCCCAATTCTTGTACAGCAAGACTCCGATAGCTATCAAAGCAGCTATAACAGCTATAGCGATACCGACAGGACCCGCAAGCGCTGCAAATGACAGATTGAGCGTACTCATAAGCGACATTATCGAACTTATAGCGAACGCTACCTTTCCGAGTATCAGCAGGACGGGAGCGATAGCAGCCACGACACCAGCAACCACACCGATGACCGTCAGCACTTCTGGCGACAGCTTGGAAAGCCACTCAGCGACCTTGCCGAACCACCCAACGACTTTTTCGAGTGCCGGCGCCAGATACGCTGCAAGCTGTGAGCCGACCGTTGCAAGAGCGACGGAGCCGATAGCTTTCATCGTGTCGAGGCTGTCGTTAAACTCGTTTGCCTTGTCGAGCGTCTCCTGATCAACAAAGTCGAGATCATACTGTTTCAGAGTGTCCGTCAGATTTTTGTATGTTTCTCCCTGATCTGCGATCAGAGGATTGAGATTTGCTGCCGATTTGCCCATCAACTGCATTGCGATAGCATCCCGCTCGGTCTCATTCTCCATCTGCCCGAGCTTCTGGATCGTCTCCTGCCATACAGCGTCGCCACTTTTGAGCTCGCCGTTCGAGTCCGTTATAGAAACGCCCAGCTTGTCAAAAGCCTCTTGCATTGACTTTGAGCCCGTATTTGCTGAATACATGGATTTCTCGAGCTTGACGTGTGACTTTGCGATATCCTCAACGGATACGTCAACAAGGTCGGCAGCAACGGCGTATTTCTGCAGGTCGCCCGTGTTGATGCTGTAGACCTTGCTCAAGGTGTTCAGATCGTCAGCGTTCGTTCCTGCTTTATATGAGATCCCCGCAAGCGCAGCCACGACACCGGCAGCAGCCATTGAGAGCCCCTGCATCTTCTGACCCGCTTCTGTTAGAGATCCGCCCCATTCCTTGAACTGTTCTGACGCAGCTTTGAGATTGACGTTGCCGACGGCTTTCAGCTGGCCTTCGAAGGTTTTCAGCTTGGACTCGGTCTCAATGATTTCCCTCTGGAGTTTCTGATACTCCATAGAGTTCTTATCTACGCCGGATGCATCCATTGTCGCCTGTTGCTGTTTCAGCAGATCCAGCTTGTCCTTTGTCTCGTTTATTTTCTGAGACAGGAGCTGCTGTTTCTGCCTCCAGAGCTCGACTGATGTCGGGTTGAATTTCAGAGCCTTGTCAACGTTCCGCAGTTCCTTGTCGATGGTCCTTGTCTCGTTATTTACTTGTCTTAATGCTTTATCGAGCTTCGTGGTGTCTCCACGGAACTCAATCGTCACTCCACGTATATTACCTGCCATATATTCCCACCTAACCGAAGAATGAGTTGATATCGTTCTGCGATGCTTTCCGCTTCTGTGCCCGCTTAGCCTGTCTCTCTGACTGCTTCTGCCGGTCGTTGTACGCTATGACAAAATCCACGACCTGCCCGAGCTGCATACTGCGGATGTCCGACATCCCTAAGCCTCGCTCGAGTCCTGCGAGGATGATATCGTCGAGTGTGACGGCTGAAGAGCTTTCAGATCCTTTCCGATTTTCTTCAGCCTTTTCAGGTTTTTTGAGCTTACGAATCCCTTCACTACAAGCTCATAAACAGCAGGGCCGATGATGTCGAGCGGGAACTCGTCAAACTGGCGCACCCACTGCTTCGGCGGAGCGATCGTCTCGTCCGCAGCTTTTGCCATAGCCCATGTTACGTTTATGATCACATCCACAAACTCGACCTGGAACATCGGCAGCAGGACATCCATTGTCCTGCCCTGGAGAGCTGAAGCGATGTCTGTAACGTTCAGCTCCGCTTTGCCTGTATCACCGACAACAGTGGAAACGCCCTCAATCATTGACGCGATAACAGGCATAAGAGCAGGTACGATGTCCTTCCCGAACTGGTCTCTATATTCCATAGTCCAAGCCACATTGTTATTGAGCCGGACTTCCTGTTTTCCGATTTTTATAACTTTTTCCATTAGATCACCCTCCTAAAGAAAAAAGGGCGAGACATTACGCCCCGCCCCGTTTTGTTATGGTGCAATAGCCGGTGCGGTTGGTGCAGTAAACAGAGTGCTGTAACCGTCGTCGGCTGGCTTGAATACAGCCATTGTCACGCCAGTAGCGTTATCGCCCGTGCAGGTGATAGCGAGAGTCTCTGTTGCTGGCTCCTTGCTTTCCTCGATGGTGTTGTATTCTCTTGTGATCGCACCGAGAGCGCAGTTGTAGAGTGCCACTCTGCGGGATTCGCTGTCGCCTTCGACCTGGAAAAAGATCGCGACATTAGGCTTTGTAGCGTTCTTTACGTTTGCAAGCCCGCCACTTGTCAGCTCCTTATATCCAAGAAACTGAGTTTTGAAAGCATCATCGAACATTGCGACTTCGAGGTCACCCTCGATGGAACCGCCCGAATATCCGCTCCAGTACACGATATTGTCAGCATAGAAGTTGTTCTGCTCTGAACTTTCCTCAGGACTGAACGAAACAGCGCCTTTCTGATGGTACGGAGTGCCAAGCGTAACAGTACCGCCTTCGTCTACTGTGTATGTGCAGACGTGGAGCTGGCTGATTCCAAATTCAACTTTGTTTGCCATTGTTAGCCTCCATTAAATGTAGTAGTAAATCACGAAGACCTCTTCTTCCTCGATGTAGATGTCCTCGCTCTTCTCATACAAAAAGCCATTCTCAAGCAGTGCGCTCTCGATGGCTTCCTCGTTCTGTTCGTTTTTAGTTGTGAAGTAGTATTCGACCTGGTAGGTGTTCTGCTTCCAGTAGTGCGTATCGTCAGCCTGGAAGGTGTTTTGCCCATTGCCAATATAAACGATATACGGCGGAGACTGCTTCTTCTTAAAGTGGCTGTACGCACACGGTAGGCCGGTGCTCTGTAAAGTCTGATAAATTGTCATAATTCCCTCTCAACCAACTGCATGTATAACTCAGCACCCTCTTCTGCTGCAGGAGCGATATGTTTCCTGCCGGCTACACGCCCATATTCGCCTTTCTTGTTGCGAATTACGTGCCCATCCTCGAGTAAGTGAGTGAGCCCTGGCATTTTGCTGTTGTAGGTAACATAAGTATCCGAATCCAGTCTCTTAGATGTCCATCCGCTCGAATATTCCCCTGTTTTTCGAGGAGACGACGAACGCAGTTTTTTAGCTGTATCCGAAGACGCTCTCTTCATCCCCTTCTGCGCGATTTCCTGCACGTTTTCTACATATTCATTGAGGATTTCGTCCAACTGGACCGCAACAGATTTACTCATTGATCCGCTCCTCACATACAAGGGATATCCCGTCACGCTGGGCGCTCCAGTCCACTCTGATCACGCTGTACTCTTTGCCCTCGTAAACGAGAACCTTCTGCCCGTCATAGTCCGCTCTGTTAGTCATATACAGAGTGATGGACGGCTTCAGCCCAAGCTGTGCAGCGTTATAGAATTCGGACTGATACACACCGCGAGGCTGGACGAATACGGTCGTGTCTATCTCTGGGATAAACTCGTTACCGTATCCATCGTATGTAGGCTCGCCGTATGCCTTCAGAATTGCGATTCCGTCATACATTGCAGTCCACCATCCAATCTGTATAACCCGTTGCCGTGGAGAGCTGTGCCTTCTGCTCGTCATAGGACCTCTTGAGTCTGTCATAGTCCTCAGGAAGCCCGAACGACATCTTGCAGTATGTGATCACTGCTCTCTGAACAAGCGCGTCCAGCTCCTCAGGAAGAACCACGCCGGCGATTCCGAGATCGAGCTTCGCTGCGTCTATCAGATACGTCAGCTCCGAATCATATGCAGTTGTTGATATTCTCAATGCGAGCTTTACCTGATCAAGCATTTCTATTACCTCACAATTAATAAGTGTGGGGCGAGTGTCTTACCCGCCCCGGAAAGCAATCGATTATTAGTTGATGTAAGCTGCAGCCTTTACCTTTCTCAGGCAGCCTTCAGCTCTCATGTATCCACCGATTACGAACTGTGCGTTCTTTGCGTCTCTCTCGGACTCGATCATTGTGTCCTGAATGACGTTCA